AGATCATCGACAAATTTAGGAATAACTTCTAATGCTAGTGCGCCGGTAGGCACAAAATTGTTTAGTGCAACCGGGCCTATTCCGTCGGGCAAGTTGCCTAACCCTTGTGCTGTGCCATCTAATACGACTGCGATTACTGTTGCCCAAATAACTATCTTATCTCCCGGAGCAGTAGGTGTGCCAGCAATCAAACGATTGTTACTGTTGAAATAATAACCAGCAGGCGGGCCAAATTTGATTAAGCTACCTTGTGTAAGATATTTGCAATTGTTAGTGGTATAGCCACCAATTGGTTGCGGTAACCCTTTGTTATCTTCGAAGTAACCAGTGGTCTGATTGACCACAGTTGTGGTTTGTTCCCAAGACGTGCTGAGTACAGCAAGATTAGGTCTTGGAAAGTTAGTTGGATTGTAGTAAAACTGTAAGATGCTCCGGCTGCCCAAAAGTGGCTCAACAGTTTGTGTAAGAACATCCACAATGTCATTAACATTTATCCAGTCAAATTGAAAACTTGGCAATACATTTTCACGGTATAACACTCCGTCGCTACCAAAAATATTGGTGCTAGAATACTTGCCTGTAACGTCAGTCAAGTCAGTGTAACGACTAGTACCGGTTGAACTACGTGCAACTGCCTTGCTCTTGATAATTGAGTTATACTGTGTGAATGGGAAGTTGTTGTAGTCTTCGCCATTGACCATACGGTTCTGAGTGTAGTAACGTGCAGGAGCACGTTGCTTGATCTCATCGATTGTTTCACGACTTTGGGCATTGCTTACCGGAGTAGTAATGCCGCAATTTAACGTAAGTGTTTCCAGGCGCCCATAGCGACTAACATAACTCACTTGGATTGCTACAGACTGCATTTCTTCAGGATTGATAACATACTCAAGCCCGTTGCTGGCTCGAACATATGCACGGAAAATCCCAACCGGGATTTCTGCAAATACGCCGTCACCGAATGTTAGTGTGATCTGATCGTTAGCTCTGCTGGTAATGCTGTAAGTTTGCCGTTGATCCGGCGACAACTGATTAACTGCAGCCGCATAGGTATTTTCCACATATAACCACTCGCTAGCAATGCTGCCTAGGCCATCCAGCTTGTACAGCCAATGGTCCTCATCGTTACAGCCTTCGATGTTGATGTTTACTGTGCGATTAGGCAATGCCTCGGCCAAGTTAAAGTCTTGGTTTTGCAATACACCTTGTTTGAACAGAAAGAAAAACCCAGTATTATTACTACCAAACCCTAGTTGGTCATTTCGGTACAGCATATTAAATGCGCCGCTGGGTTTTGGAGCTGGTTCGTATACATAGTCTTTGCCTTGCGAGGTCCCGCTCACTGCTGCAAAAGGCATAGTAATGCCATCTACACTAGAAGTGTAGGGTACCACTGGCAAAAAACCCGGGACAAGATTGAGAGTGTACTCGTCTGTTCGAATTCCCAACAGAGTTTGATCATTAGCCGGTCGGCCAAACTTTTGACTGTCAACAAGAGAAGCATTAACGATAGCGATGAACTGCTCGAACCAATTTGGATTAGTTGGATCGTTCCAGTCAATAGTTAAGTTACTGAGATTTACGCCGTTGTAATCAATAACGCTTTCGCTAGTTGCAATTGAAAATACTTTAAGGAATCCTTGCGCTGCCTGATTACGTTTGGGTGTATAACTAACCAAATTAGCCAGGCGTACCACGCTGTCACGTCGCTCGGCAGTGTCTAAGAAGTTTTCGCGGGCGTTTAAGTCATTGCGGAATGCTAGCGACTGTCCCATAAATGCCATAACGTCCAGCAAGGCAACAAATTCCGACGATTCAATATAGTCATTGAATGTCTCTGGATAGTAAAGTCGCAGATAATCTATGAAACTTTTTCGTAATGTTTCAAAGTCGTAACTTTGAAAATCGGCTTCGCGATAGGTCTGGTATAATCTCTTCCAGTCCTCTACGCCGAATATAGCAGTTTGTCGTGCAGTCTTAGCCATGGTCGCCCGTCTGTTTAAGTATTTATGGTTCTCAAAACCATACAGTTTTAGACGTAGCTGGCTCGTCGGGTCTCTTGATTAAAGAATATAGATAAAAGTTCAGTGGTTTGATTTGGTACCAGCTGTACCAAGACCTCAATTAATATACCATTTTCCTGAGGATACAAATTAGCACTGGCAATATAAATCCTGGGGTCTTGACCGGCAACACGTTGTATTTCAGCAAGCATGGCAGCTTCAGTGTCCGGTGTTTGATTCTCAAACAGGTAATGCCAAATTGTAGTGCCGTATGCCGGCCGACCCGGTAATTCACCCTGTTGGATATTAAATGCGTTCGAAAGATCCCGCTTGATCAATGCAAAATCCAGTAGTGTGAATTTTTTGTATTGATTGATAGTACTAAATCCAATGAATGTCGACATGCTAATATTTATTATAGAAAACGTCGAACTATTGGACCAAACGCAATTGCCGGGATTTTTGGATCACCCAATATTGACTTGGCTGCTGCATCAACACTGGCTCTGTCTACAGTGCCCACAATTCCTGCTGGGTTAAAAGCTGCCTTGGCTGCTGCTTCTGCGCCGCCAAGTAATCCCCCTAGCCCCCCGACAATTCCTCCTAGGCTACTGCCTACGCTACCAATTGCACCCGATAATGCACTGTTAAGCTGACCTGTTAACGCTGCGGTTGGATTCCCGAGTGCTCCTGTAATTTTTCCACCAATGCCGCCCAGTGCGCCTTGTAACTGCCCTGTGATGCTGCCGACTGCACCCGAGGTGCTACCTAGGCTGCTTAATGCACTAGCGGCGCCACCTAGTGCGCTCGAAGCTGCGCCACTTAGTGCACCAGTGACGCTACCTAGTGCTCCTGAGGCTGCACTACTTAAAGCACCAGTGGCCCCACTTAATGCACTCGAGGCTGCACCACTCAGGGCGCCTGCTGCGCCAGCAATAGAACCTCCTAGTATGCTAGTAGCCTGAGTAGGTAAGCTACCAAGACCAGGAATTTTGTTTAGCATAGCAGGTGCATTAGCCAAGTCTGTTATTGTCTTAAGGGCTGGGTTGTCTGACAACGCTGGAATTTTTGCAAGACTTGCAACACTGCCGATCCCCGGTAACGAGTTCAACTGATTAGTAACCATATTGACTGCTTGCTGGCCACTTTTAGCAACATCGTTGATCTGGCCTGCAAGGCCTGCAGGCGCTTTCCCCGCTGCCCAAGCTGCTACATCCGTTACACCAAACTTGCTTGCTGCTTGCACTAACCCGCCCAAGTTCTTTGCTGATTCTAGGCCGTTGACTACACCGAGTTTTTTCAACTGCGACATCCCAGCATTCATAATGCTTTGTTGTGTCTCGCTTTGCAGCTTAGAGTTAGTAACAAATCCGCCTAGGTCAGAAACTCCGTTCTTGCCAGTCCACATTGAGGGACTTGCAAGTAAACTTTGTAATTTTTCTGGGTCAACCCCGGCACTAAAATACGTTGCCACGGTTCCAGGTTTTAAAAATCCCTGCTGCTCAAGTTGGCTTGGGCTCAATCCGTATGTGCCTATTCCGGCTGCTAGTGGTGATGTGCCAGTAGGCAGCAATGATCGTGCTGTTGCGGTAAGAGATTGGGCCTGCGCCAACAGGCCTGTAACTTGTGAAGTATTCAGTGATCCAATAGAGATACTGGCTACGCCTTGCTTTAGAACATCAGACGCAGACACAGCTTGTAGAATTGGCACTGTGGCTAATCCTGCTATTGTGGCTGCTGTACGTGTTCCTATAGCAGACAACCCTTTTAATGCTTGTCCTGGGCCAATTGCACTCAATGACCCAGAGTTGAGCTGCCGCTCGTATACAATTTTTGCCTGCTCGGGGGTGGTATCATTAGGCACCGTTACGGTATAGCTGTTACCGTTTGAATTTGTAAAATTAAAATTTTTCATTATGCTGCAGGCGCCTCTTCCGTTACGGTAGTATCCGGCGGTACTTCTTCAGTTACTACATCATTGGCTGTTGTATCAGCTTCTACAGGTGCAACCCCTCGATTGTGATATGCATACGGCTCATGGGTAGGTGCACGGGTTACAGAACTTATTAGCGTGCCTGGCTCAACTTTCCACCCTTCGTTGGCAATAAACTTCACATCAGGTAATTCCTTATCGTCAATCTTGACTGCGGGAAGCACATTAGGCGGCGCGCCCGAGTTAAGCCCAATAGTCGTGCCCTTGAAGTTTAATGTGCTTTCTGAATTCCATCCCCCGACACCAGCCGACTTTAGGGCCAGAGCACCAGACGAATTGATGCTGACAGTGTTGGTTCCATCAAGTATTAACTTGTTAGTAGCAACCAGGTTCATAGCAGTGGCAGTCAACTTGACGTTGACACTTTTCAAGTTGATGTTCTTTCCAGCATACATGTTGATGTCATCGTCTGCGTGGAGATTAATTGTGCCTTGTGTTCTTATGTTAACTGAGTTAGTCGAGAATACATCCATGGTACCTTCGGACCCTAGTTCAATCCAGGACTGCCCGTTAGCGTGTGTTATATAGAAACAATCGCCATCATCACTCATGGTAATCTGATGGCCCTTGCTGGTACGAATACGTACCAAGTTGTCGTAGCCGTCGATGTCGCCATCGTCCATGATAACGCTGTGGCCACCACGACGGCCAATAATATTCAGATTCGCAAGAGTGACCTGGCCAGCTGCTAGCTGTTGTTGTAGTTGTTCATCAGTAATACCACTTTGATAGATTGCCCGGCCCGGTGTTGAAACGCCGTATACCGAGCTAGGGCTTTCTCGCTGGCTGCTGGATGTGATAGGGCCACGGATAACATCATCGATCAACCCTTGTTGTAACATGATAGCAGCAACGTAGGAATGGATTGGCTTGGGTGCGTCGAAGAACCGCGGGCTTTCGGCAATTTTTGGGTCCACATTGTTAATTTCAGTCACCGGCAACTGAGCACTTTGAGAGAAGTATGGGTTATCTGATGGTATGAAGTTTCTTGTTCCGGCCACTGCCGGAATCATGTGATTGAGTCCATCTTCAGGCAAGCAACCCACATAAATTCCCTGGTTGGGGTCGCCACCAATAAAAAAGCAAATTACTCTTACGCCAATGTCTGGTGGGGTAAACCACATACCATAACTTTGTGGGTTGCTACGAAATGTGCCCGGGCTAGAGTTAGAAGCTTCGCCGGGAGTAGATCCGTAGAATGGCGGTATATAGCTAACTGTTCGCCACAGGCTAGTGTCATCTATTTTTTTTCCAGCAAACTGTTCGATATAAACCTGTAGACGTCCGCTGCGGGTAGGGTCAATGTTGTTACGAACTTCGCCAACAAATGGCCCAAATTCTGTAGGTGTACCGCCTCGTCCAAATTGATACCCTTGGCCACGCCCCCGGCTGCGCTGTATATTATCTGCCATTAGTAGTCCCTTGCAATCTGTTGTGGTGGTTCAGGATCTGCAGCCATTGGCGTAGATCCAAATGATACATTGGGCTCGATCCCGACCTGCTGTGTACCACTAGTGGGAGGGGCCGCAGACCGTGCCGCAGCAGTATTTGCTAAATCAACTTGCCCACCCTGAGGCAGTTGATCAGTATTAATTCCTAACTCACCCAATGAATTCGGATCTAATAGATCAGTATTGATCCCCAACTCACCCAATGAATTCGGATCCAGTTCATCAGTGACCGAAGTTTGAAGTGAGCGGGTGTCACTGGTTGCCAGTGCAGGATTTGACAATCTTCTTGTTGATTCAGAATTTAAGTCGGTAATATCCGTTGTCTTAGTTGCCTTTGCCGGGAACGTTATCAGAACCCCCTCTAAGTCTTGAGTAAAACGGCCACGGCTAAAATTACTCGTCACCTCAGTTGCCTTGTACACATAAATATTATAATTAGGCCGTGAATTTCGATTTGGATCCATCAAGCCTGTGTCCATATCATAGTCAACAGGTGTTTCAAACTCAATCTCAAAAAGCACTTCCTGATTTTCAAAATTTATAGTGCCATCAGTTAAAAAGTTTTTACTATAAATTTCTTTACCTTGTAAGCCGTTCCACAACTCGCCTTGTTGTAACCAAGCCGGATCGCCCACAATGGACATTTTAACCTGGCCTTGGTCACCAGGGCTGTACAAGTAAGCGCCTGCATTGGCACCTGGCTCATTTGTTTTCCCGGGCTGTCCCTGATCGCTAATATTACTTCTTGTTTGCCAACTGTACTTTAGCGATCAGGGA